TCGGCCCCGGGTCGACGTTGTAGTTCGCCGCATATCGTGTGGCCGCAGCCACCTGGTTGAGTGACGGCGTAGACACCTGATCGGGAAAATCCTCAGCAGTGACCTTCAGTTGGCCCGATTCATCCTCGTCAACCTCAATAATCCGCACTGGATAGGAGCTCAGCCCAAGCCACGCATCATTGATCGTCACCACGTCCATCGGCTCTAACAGACAGTGGCGCCAGCCCAGCGTGAAGGTGTACTGATTGCGAACGTAACACGACCGCTGCACCTGGAACTGCGCTACCTGCTGCGCCACCGCAGCCAGGGTGATCATATGCATCTGGATCGCGTTCTTCTGACGCAGTCCATAGAGATCGATATTGGCTTGGTCCTGCGCGGTGACCGTGGCCACGTTGTACTCATTGGTGGAGTCGAGATACTCAACAGTGACACTGTTGTAGGCGTCCGCTGCATTAATGCGCTTGACCGTCACCGGATCCGTGCTGCCGTCGTCCAAGAAATCGTCATCGGTCAGGTTGTAGACCGGCGTTACGCTAGGCGTGAAGGTCACGCCATTACCGGTGTAGGCCACATCGGCATACGGGATGATCTTGAGCTGAGTAGAGGCCCAGACCGCAGCTGAGCATGTCGCCGTGCAGAGGTCATCAACAAATTGGGTAGCCTGCTGCGCAGTATCAAGCAACGGCGACACAAGGATGCCATAAGCCTTGGTGAACGCGTCCCACTGTGCCAGGCTGGCCAATTTCGTTAGCGGAAAGCCAACCCCATAGTAAGGATTGTCCAAATAGTCCGGCAGAATCGACGCCGGCGGTGCATCCGGCGACGAATTGAAGCTATTGGCGAATTTCCCGCTAACCTGGAAGCTAAAGTTCGGCATGCTGGTATTGCTGCCCAGGTCATAGTTCGCCGCGGCGATATAGCAAAGCCCGGTATAGCCGATAGCCTGAGCCGGAAACGCGCTAGACAAATACGACCATGGTGATTGCGGCACCGATCCCATGAACACGCTAAAGCCGTAGCTGCTGACAGTGCCGGTATCTTTGCTGGCGTAAACCGTACCAATGCTCTGGATCTGCCCCTCGCACAAACCGATGGCAAAAGAGGTGCTGTAGGTATAACTGGTCGTTGATCCGCCCCCACCACCACCACCCTTGCCACCAGAAGATTGCGACGAGCTTTGCGCGTGCGACTGGAAATTACCGTACCAGATCAGGTTGCCAGTCAGACGCGTGGTGCCCCACATGATCGGCACCACCGCGCCAAACGTCGAGGTTTGCACCTGTAAATCCGATACCGCCGTTTGGGCCTGGCTTTGCGACTTGGCGCCGCCGAGAATCCCGCTCATCCTTTACCCCTCCCAAAACGACCAATAAGTGACCTCTCTGCCTCGCAACTCGCCTTGCGTGGCATCGCCGTACCCAACCATCTGATCTGGGCGATAGGCGTGGATGATCGACGGGTAATCAATGACGATGGCGCCGTGACTAAAACAGCGCCCGAACTTCCAGACCGCGATATCTCCAGGTTGCGGCGCGGACACCTGGTGCGCGTATTGCATGACATGCCCGAGATAACGCTCCTCTGACCGGTGGAGCATCCAATCCGATGGATAGTCGGCCGGCTGAAAATCTTCGATCAGCCCTACCGCCGCATACACCGCAATCAGTATCTGGGCGCAATCCACACCGGCACCCTTCACCCGAGCTGCGTGGTGATACGGCGTGCGCAGCCATGTCAGAGCCTCGGTGACAACGCGCGCGCGCTGCTCACCGATAGACAAATCAGAGATAGGGATCATGTCGTGGTTTCTGGTACCGGAATAAAGGGCATCGCGCGCCAGCGCGCGGCGTTGTTAAATCGAGCCGCACACGTCGCCTGAGTGTGATCACAGCCTGGGTATAGCTTCATGGCGTCTCCGGCGGCAGGCGGTGCCGATAACGGATAGGCCAATACTAGCTGGCTTTGCGATGCCGATTTGATCGTGCGCCGCAGATTGGCATTTACACCACTAGTAAACAACACGTAGCCCTGTCCAAACCATCCAGCAGCCTGAGCAGTGCCGACATTGAGCACGCTGTCAGTCGATCCCGCGCCGGCAACGGCACTAACCGCAACCGACGCGGCGCTCACTCCACAGCCCTGGTCGTACAGGCTGTATGAGCACGATGCCTGGTAGATGTTGCGCGGCATGTTGATATTGAGCAGATCAAGGTACGACTTGACCGTTAGTTTGGCCGATGTGCGCGTGGCCTCCATGTCCGCAACACGCCCATTAAGCAGGGTTATGGCGCCAGCGGAGGTATTGCCCCAGGTAGGCATAAATACCCGCTGCACGACAACGTCCGCATAGTCAAATGCGCCGCCAGCGACCGCCTGTAGCAGCGGCACACCATTGACTAGATTATTGGTACCGGCATAGAGATCAATCTCTAGCGCGTCCACCGAGGTGCCGATCGTGGCTTTAATCCCCTTGCGCTGGATCTTGGAATCGGTGGCCAAATACACGGTGCCCGCCATCGTTAGATTGATATCGGCATCGGTATAGGTCAGCACCTCTCCGCTAACCAGGGTAAAGGTATACAAATCGGCCATCAGAAACTGATCTGACTGCAGCAAGGCAATCAAGGCGGTGGATGCGGTTCTCATGGTTTCACCGTAATCAATTCGACCTTACTCAGGCTCCAGAAGTTATAAACAAACTCCTGGAAGTCACAGGTGTCTTGAGCAAAGCGACATACCCAATAAAACATGCCGTACCACGTCAGCACAGCGCCAGCGGCAGGCGCCGCGCTGAATTGGATGATGCCGTTCGACAATGCTGTGTATACCGCCGTCGGCACGCCATTAATCATGATCGTCGGCGTGCCCTGCAGCGCCAGCACCGGCTCGACGTAAGCGCCAAAAGAGCGCACCAGTTGAAACTGTGTCGTTAATCCATCTCCAACGCCAAACGACTGCGGCGCGCTGGCCAGCACCGTATCGTCGGATGGATCATCAAACAGGAACGTATCAAACTGCCCCTGGCGCGCGTTATAAAAACCGAGCAGCGTCTGATATTCCTGATGCTGCTGGCTGGCGCGAGCGAACTCGTACTGCAGCTCGTAGCTATAGAGCGGGTAGCTGTAGAACGAGGCGCGCATTTCCCGCCCGCTGGCGGTCTTCTGCACGCGTGTATTCCAAGTCGGCGTGCGCTTAACTGGCCACGCCAAACCGGGGAGTACCGGATAAACGGCTGAACTCATCGCGCGAACCTCCGGAGCTGCTCCTTTGCCGCCTTGGTTAAGGCTGCACCGTTGTTTTTGAATAGCCGCTCGACACTCGCCGCGTCCGTTGCGTGGATATGTAAATGCTGAGAACCGCCGCCACTACTACCCCCGGTCATATTCCGAATGGCCTCAGCGTGCTCCTTCGGTAGCACCATTTCCTTTTCGTGAAGCTGAGTCAGAGGATTAACGCCGGCGGGAATGTCAAAGCCGCCGGCAGCAGACGGAATCATACTCTTCGCGCCCAGCACCATCGCCATAACGCTGGCGAACACACCTGGCGCCATCGCCCAACCAGCGACGGGGATGGCTGAAACGGATGCTGCGGCGCCAGATGCCGCCTCGGCGGCGTTGCCGCTGACGGCGCCCATGGCCTCGGTGGACTTTGCACTGATCGCAGTGCTAGAGCTGGTAGTAGATAGTGAGTCGCGCACCGACGAGCCCGTTTTTGAGGCCGCGGTCATGCCGACCTCGGTTGCCGCCCACATCACACCCTTCCTGGTCAGCATCGAGATAAATTCGCCGAGGATATTTTGAACGATGTTGGCCTCGGCCTGGCGCAGCGTCTGCGTACCCATGATCATGCCGGTGACGGTCTTATCCATCGCCTGAGAGATTGGAGCCAGCATGGCTTCGGTTTGCGTCTTCTGCGCCTGAGCCATTGCGGTAGCAGACTGAGTTGCATCCATCGAATGCTGTTTTTCAAGCAACGCGATTTGGTCCAGCACCTTCTGCTTTGCTACACGATCTTGCTCATACAAATCTTTCTTTGCCTCCAATGCCTGACGCTCGATCAGATACTCTTCGTCCTTTACCTTCTGAAGCTGCTGGATTTCCTGAACGGCGCCGATTTCGCCCATATCTTTTTTGGCTTGAATTGCGGCTTTTTCGGTTTCTACCTTCTGTTTCCCGGCTTTTTCCTCATAGGATATTTCCTCATCCTCAAGCTGCCGGCCTTGTTCAACCTGCTGTTTGTCCAGTTGATACAGCTCATTTTGGATTTGCCGGCGCTCGGCGACTTCCTGCTTGCTATTGCCCTTCACCAACGCCAGCTTGCTCTGCCAGAATTCGACCTCCATGTTCAGATCGTCTTTGAAGAAATCGTTGCTGGCCTCTTTCTTCTGTTCCAGCTCAGCCTTCCATACAGCCATTTGGTCGGACCCGCCGGACTTACCCTTTTTCTGCTTATCAAAATCAAGATGCTGGCCGCCATCTTGGCTGGACTTATCGCCAGTTGATTCAGCTTCTTTCTTTTTGGGCGCGCCCCAGACTTCTTTGAGCTTGGCGTCAGAATCGGTTTTGATTTGTACCATCT